TTAGGGCATAGCCAATGGATTAAATACTCTATAGAATCTTTGACTGATGTAAATAAGCAACTAATTAATGACGGTTGGGCTAGTGCTGCACCAGCTCAACGATTTGTGATTGGCAAAAAACGGCACTTTGCAGTCGGTGATGAGGCAGGCCAATTTTGTTCTATTTATTACACCCTTAAAGCGCAAGTGCTGCTGAATATTCATCTTTTAGTCGTTGTGCAAGATGGGCTACCGTAGGCACATCTTGTATAAGTCCGACGCCATGACCGGCAGACCAGATGTCACGCCAGGCAATCATCTCCTCTTCGTTTTCGACAGTAACTGGCGGAATGACTGCGCCTTCTCGCCAGTCCAGACCAGCTTTTTCTAAACTCTCGCGCAAAAAACTAGCGCCGATTCCAGTTACTTTATTGGTGTAAATGACGTCGGTTGACTCGGCATCCAAAATCATTTGCTTAAACTTGGGATTGGCATTTGCCTCTTCCGTTGCAATGAATCGAGTACCCATATATGCAATGTCCGCACCAAGCACTTGAGCAGCGCGGATATGCCGACCGTGTCCCATAGCGCCACCAAGAACGATAGTGCCGTCGAATTCTGCTCGCAATTGCGTGACGAAAGTAAAAGGGTTGAGAATTCCAGCGTTACCGCCACCACCGGCACAAATGGGAATGATTCCATCAACGCCAGCTTCGACCGCTTTCATTGCGTGTTTCATATGAATGGCATCGTGGAATACAACGCCGCCATAGGAATGGACCGCTTCGATTACATCTGGACGATGACCTGCGGCTGTTATTACAAGAGGTACTTTATGGCGAATCACAATGTCCAAGTCTTCTTCCAAACGCTTATTTGATTTGTGAATCGGTAACATCACTCCAAATTTTGCAGCCTGAATATCGGCTAAAGCAGTTTGGATTTCAAAAAGCCAGTCATCAAGTTGACTTGAAGGGCGTGCATTGAGCGCTGGCAATGTGCCGATAATTCCTTGTTTGCATGTTTCAATCACAAGCCGAGTGCCGGACACTAAAAACATTGGTGCTGCAATTACTGGAAGTTGCAGTCCATCTTTAAGAATTTGTGGAATAGACATTGTGCATTGCTTTTGACAGCGAGAATTATTGACCAAAGCATTGTCAGATGAAAATTTTAATATTGCCTGTCAAACGGCGACATTCGTTGGTCATTGCGACTGACGGGGCACAATGCACAGTCGAATTCATATAGTCCTGCCAATGGTGTTTTTAATTACTCATTGATCATCAAATTGGCACTACATTTGTTTCTAATTTATAAATTTGAATGACTCCTGTGTAGAATCTCGACAGGCGGGTATGGGCAGAGACTGTGTAAAAACTCAAAATTAATTTACACTCGAAAAAATCGGCCTCTTAAAACACGCTCTATTCAATTTTTTCGACGCAGGGAATGATCTCCCTACCCATGATTTTTCAGAAAAAGTTGGAAATTTTTTGTTTTTACACAGTCTCGGCACAAAGCACTCAGTCATTTAATTTTTAATCGTTATTCAAATGCAGCAACAACGACTCCTTAATCAGCGTGTGATCGCCGGGGCTAAATCCTAGTAATTGGCGCTCAGGATACTGATAGTCAACGCCATTTTTAGCGACCTTATCTTTCAACCCTTCCTGATGTACTCGCGCAATGCGCGCTACTCTGCCATAAAATCCTACTGTTAATTGCTGTGCGTCCTGCCGCGTTTTTAAATGTTTGGTTGTGCGCAGTTTGTTAAACATGGCGGCTTTTTGGCGTTTGATCCTTCCTTGTTTTTCTCTCAGTTTTTTGCGCTGCTTGCGTGGTGTGTAGCTGATGCTGTCTGGCGTTTGTTGGTTGGTGATACGCTGAGCCTGGTTGCGGCGTAGGTCTTGGGCTATTTTAATCATGACCTGGCGGCGTTGGGCAGGATTCAGTTTGTGCAGTAAGGCACCTGCCCAGGTGGCGATGGTGCTGAGGTCGTCGCTCATGTTGGCGTTACCCATTCGGCCAGCAGTGAATCTCCCGCATATAGCGTCCAGAATGCGTCGTCAAATGCGGGCGTGGTTTGTGGTTCTGGTGGATGGGTGATTTGCAGCTTGCCGCCGTCCTGTTGTTTGACGATGGTGCGTTCGGTGAGGTTGAGCGCGATGGAAATATCGATCGTTTCATGGTTATTAAAATCCACCTCAAAACCAATCCCCTTTTTACGTAAATCAGGATTGGCGAGCAGTTCTATCTGATGCACGGTGATCCAGGCGAGTAGCGGCACCATGATGGCGTCTGGGTCACCGCTGAAGTCGGTGATGATGATGTTTAGCCGGTATTGATATTCAAACGAGAGCGAGCCGGTACCGCTGGCGACGGTGTGGCCCTGGTCGGCAAATATCAACAGTTTGTCGGGGTTTTGTTTTAGGTCGGGGATGGCATTGGTCAGATGCTGACGCAGGTTGGGTGGTTTGTACATGTTGATTACCTATTCGTTTCTTCTTGGCAGTCCACCATCATGTCTACCTGGGCGGCGCAGTCGGCCCATGCCGCTTCGGTGCGTTCTAGCAGAAGGTTGAGTGCGCCGTTAGTTGTTGGGTTGGCTGCTAGCAGGGTGCAGCGGTGGAGGTTGGGACAGTTCTGAATGATATTCACTTGCGCCGGTGGCGGCGGGGCGCTGGCGCAGCTGCACAATAGCAGCAGGCAAAGGAGTGTCAGCCCAGCTTTGAATGAGTGGATTGTCATGGTGCAGGTTCTCGATAAAGGTTTCACGTTCGGAGAGCGTGGCGCTGATGCGGTTGCGCTCGGTTTGTAGTTGGGCGAGCCGTTTTTTGTTGCTAACTTCGGCGGCCTGCAGTTGTTTGATCGTTTGATCACGCTCGGCCTTTTCGTTGGTGAGCGTGGTGTTTTTCTGCTTTTCTGCGATCAAACTGGTTCGCTGGAGGATTATTGTGGTGCCTAGTAGTACAACGACCAGCAAAGACAGCAGCACTTTCACTACTATTCCCATAGACCCACCCGCGTGCCATTGCCATCAATGGTGAGCACCTGCCGACGTGGCGTGACACCACTTGCTGCAATACCACAATGCGCCCATATCGCAGTGCTTGTTCGTTCATAAATCAGCTGATCAAACATTAAATCCGATTTGGCTAATTGCTGGCAGATAGCGAATGGCGTTCCAAAGTGCGGTACGGTGAAGTCACAGGCGAGACCCGTTAAGTGACTACTAGTTGCAGCACCTCCAACGGCCTTGTTGAGTGCCGGGCAGCGGTAGCCACTGGAAATAAAGATGGCGGCGTCGTTCAGCTCTGTTCTTACTTGTTCGATGAATTGCGCAAGTAAAAACAGGTTTTTAACTACGGCTGGGGGCGCTGTGTTGTCTATCTTGCGCGCTTGTGCGGTGGCACTGCGCGTGAATTCACTTAACATGAAGTGGCGGCTGAGTTGGGTCATGGGTCGCTCCGGGTGATGCTGGCCACGTTGCCACGCGCACGCCAAACTAAGAGGAATAAAGTCACGGCAATGCCTGCATTTCCAAACGATACGGCATGTGGGTGCAGCAAAATATCGATGGCATTGGTGCCGGTGAAGAGTATTAAACACCACGCGGCCAGTGATATCTTTAAACGGTAGTTACCCAAGCCACGGCGGTAAGAGAGTAACCGTGCGCAGGTGCCGATGTAACTGAGTAGGGTGATGAGCATTAATAGTTTAGTCACGTGGTTTTCCTTTCTCGAAACTACTTGGTAGTTGAATTTTTTTGATGAGATCCAGCAAATGGAAGGTGAGCGCAATGGCGGCCGCCGAGGCTAAAAACGCCGCCACACCGGATTCCCGAAGCGGCGTCTGCGCTACCACTTCGGGCGCGGCCAAATAGCCTGCCACCAGCGATATCAACATGTAGGCCAGACGTTTGAGTAGTGATAAGTTCTTACTACTGATCGCCACCAGGCTCGATCCGGCAAATGCACCGATTAAGGCGTTACCGTCAATGCCCGGAAAGAGTGTAGATAGTCCAATGCCTGCAGCGGTGGCGGCGATAATGAAACTGCTTGTGTGGGGTTCTGCCATAAATCCTCGCGGTGAATGTTGCTGTGTGTTGCTGATTTTTTTACTTCAATCCCAGAGTTGCACAACGTGGGAGGTCGGGGTCATGGCACTGGGTTCTGGAAGCGTGACTAACGTGCCATGCGGCAGAATCGCGCCGGGATCTGCAATGGTACGGTTTAGCTCGAGCGCGGCCTCAACAACACCATTAGTAGTGCCTAAGTGTCGCCAACACACTAAATCTAGCGTGTCGTATTGTTGGGTGCGTACCGTGATCGACATGGTTAAATCAATTCGACCGTCATGTGTGGCTGCTGCAGGATGTTGGCAATCGCCCAGTGCGCATTGCGGCGTTCCTGCTCTGGTGCTGTGTCCAGCCATTCCATCGCTTTTTTATCGGACATGGAGCTGGCGGTGCTGTCGTAATCACGGTACTTTTCCAGCAGGTCGGCTTTGGTGGTGCTGTACACGGCGCGACGGTAGTGCGCCAGGTATTGGCTTTCGCGGTTGATGGTGGGGGCAGGAACGCTGGCCAGATCAGACCAGCCGTTAATTCGTTGCCGGGCTTGCCATTCTGCTAGCGCCTGATTGACGGCCAACATCGCTGTTACGACTGCAGGTGTTAATCGGGCATCGGTGACGGTACCATCCAGCCGTGCCGCTTCGCGCAGATCCGATAAATGAATCGCCGGGAACCAGCCGTCGTTTTCAACGATCTGTTGATCGTCTGGCACCGAGTTGGTGGGCGGGGCAAAGGCAGAAAAACTCATACTATCCATTCGTTTAAAAACGGTGTAACCGGGAAGCTATAAACGGCGGTGGGCGGGCGTCAAAACGGGGATGATTCATTCCGATTTCAGCCCGCGCCGCCGTGCGCCAGGGGGTGCTCGTTTAGGTGGAGGCCGCTTTTTTTAAGCGCCGCTCCAGCCGTTCAATGTCTTTTTTTACACCCACACCTTCATATAAGGTGAGGGCGCGTTGCAGGTTGTCATACGCCGCTCTGGCTGCCGCCAGGTCGGTGCCGACTAAGTCGCTTTTTTCGTCTTCACCGATCACCGCTAGTTGTGCATAGGCCAGTGCCTTGTGCAACTTGGCGCGTGCCTGATCTGGTGTGTCGTGACCGTCGGTCAGTGCATTGACCTGACTTAAAATCTGTACCGCACGGAGTGGATCGTCGGCCAGCTTGCCATTCAGATACGCACCCGAAAACTCATCGAGCAGCATGGTGGCAATGTCGCGTTCGTATTGATCGGGCAAGGTCATTTTGTGCTGAACGGCGTAACCGGCAATCTGTATTGCTCGCTCAAAGTCGCCGGTGTCGATGCTCCACACCAGTATCGTAGTCAGCACATCATCCTGGCCACCTTTCCCCGCCGTCAGTACGCCATCGATCCACTCCTGGTAGTTGGGCAGCAAGGTAGCTTTTAATGTGATCTTGCTTTTGATGGATTGGATCTGTTTCAAGCGGCGACGGTCTTCGGCTAACTGGTACAGCATCAGCTCGTACTGGGAGCCTGTTGTGACGGTACCCGGTGCGCTGTTACCGGCAGCTTGCTGTGCTAACACGCGAGCCTGGTGGCGCATGGCGGGGGAAAGGGTGCGCATCATGTGATTACTCCTTGTCCTCTGGTGGTTCGGTTTTGGTGACCAGGGTGATGTTTTCAATCAAGGCACCTAAGCCAAAATCTTCGACGACATAGGCATCGTTGGACGATTCGTAGTTTTCGATCCGGTCACGTTTGGCTTCATCCACCACGCGGCGACGGCGTGCGCCTTCCTGGAAATAGATCGAGAGGTTGTCGTAACGCGTAATGAACAGCGCATTGCCAGGGAAATACGGCACCGTGACGGCAGGCAAACCACCAATTCGTTTTTGACTCATGACGATGTCAGCGGCCAAGGTTTCCGACGGCGCTTGGTTGACATTGACCATCGGGAAGTATTTGTCGGTGAGTAATTGACGTCCCATGATCACGACCAGGCCGGTATCGTCGCGGTACCACGGCTCTAACAAGTTCAAGGCATCAAACACAGCCGCGTCTAAATTTTCATAATCGCCACCGGCACCGATCGTCACTTTGCCGTCGGTGCTGCCACTACCCATGACGCGGGAGGGTGCTTGCTCACGGTAGTGTTGCAACCAACCTTTATTGACGTCTTGCAGTAGTGGGTTTTTAGTGATGTCGGTGTCGGGTGACACGCTGGCACCGTGGAAACCGACCACCATACGATCTAAACCCTGACGAATAAAAATCTGTCGGGCGACACGATCTTGGAAGTCGGGAAACTTGGCCCAGGCATCCAGTTTTGCGTAAGGGATGTGGGTGTCGAAGTTGGTTTTTTCGCAGCGATAGCGTTGGCTGTCCAAATCGGACGGGTCGCGGGTTTTACGGTCGCCCTTGTTGGTGTCGGTGCGGCTGGCAATCGGGCTGGAAATACCTAAGCCGAGTTTTTCACCTTCCTGCTCGGTCACGCCGATGATGTTGACTCTGGACAGGAAGGCGCTGCTTTCCTGAATCTTGTTTTCTAAGCGTTGTTGTACGCTCGGTACCACGCTAAACGTGTCGGTGGCGTTGCCTGTGTCGTTGAGCGATGCCAGTTGCGCGGTATAGGCGTTAAAGGCAAGTCGGGTTGGTTTTTTCATGAATCAATTCCTGGTTGAATGATTGGTAGGCGCAATAAGGTTATGCGGTAGGTGGCTCAACAATCGGTCAGGATTGTGCCGGGGCCACCGATAGCGGGTGGGCGCTGATCGGGGTTGCTGTCTTGGGTATCCATCAGCTGCTTGAATGCAGTGAAGTTGTTGTGCAGATCAGTGATGGTTTTTTCCAGCGTGGCGATCTGGGTTAGCTGGCTGGCGTAGCTGTCCAGTTCCGTGACGACATGTTGGGCGACGGTTTCAATCGCGGTACTGAGTTCGGCAAAACGGGCATCTTGCGCGGCGTCACTGGTGGTGATTTTTTTGAACAGGTTTTTAAGCGTGGTGGTCAGCTTGCCGGTATCCGGATCAGTTGGTTTGTCGTCGAATTCAACGGTGATTTCCACGGCTTCCGTATAGAAGTTGTCGGGATTTTGTTTGCGTGCGGCAAACGGGCTGTTCTCTCCCTGTTGTGCGGAGAAAGTCAGTATGTCGGTACCCAAACTGGCCGGACTATCGGTAATGCCCAGGCCGACCAGGTACGGCAAACCGGTATCGGAAAACTTCGGATTAATTTCTAAACTGGTGTAAATTTTTTGGCGCGCTTTGCTCATCGCGATCAAATCAGGCGTGGGAGAGATTTGCGCAAACAGGGCCAACTTCTTGCCGGTGTCTGTCTCGACTTCATCGGCTTTCACTGCGACGACATCACCATAGGCTTTAAAAATACTATCCGCTGTCATGCCGCGAATATGTTCCATCCAGATGCGTGCGCCATAGGTCTTGGGATTGAAACTCTGGGCTAGTTGGGTAATGGTGGCGCGGTCAATGACCCGCCCGTCAGTGGTCGCGCCTTCGGTGGCGACGCGGAAGAATTTGGAAGTCGGCATGGTCTGTGGATGCTGGAGTGTGATTGAAGGCTCCATAGTCAAGGTTGTGCGCTGTCTATTCAATTGGCAGAGGGTTAGTAAAGGCCTTACTGACTTCCCCGCTTCCCCGTTACGCACGCGCAAGCCCTACGCTGGCGGCATGTCTGAAACACCAACCGAATTACCTCCCGTTTCTGAACCGAATCTGGCACCAGAAACTGATCCGCGCCGCCTTGCTAAACAGTTGTATTGGCAAGGCTGGCGCGTCACGTCTATTGCCAACTACCTGAAGCTCAAGCGCACCACCGTCCATAGCTGGAAAGAACGTGACGAATGGGATAAAGCCTCACCGCTGGAAAAAATTGAGTCCTCGCTAGAAGCGCGCATGGTGCAACTAATCGTCAAAGAGGCGAAGACCGGCGGCGACTTCAAGGAAATTGATTTATTGGGACGCCAGGTAGAGCGGCTGGCTAGGGTACGGCGTTATGAAGCACCGGGCGGTAATGAGGTCGATTTAAATCCGAAACTGGCCAACCGCAATGCCGGAGAAAAGAAGAAGCCGACCCGTAATGATTTCAGTGATGAGCAGCGAGACCAGCTGCTTGAGGCGTTTCAGGATTCGCTATTTGACTATCAGAAAGTCTGGTTCCGTAACGGCCATCAGCGTACCCGGGCAATTCTAAAGTCGCGCCAAATTGGTGCTACCTGGTATTTTGCGCGGGAAGCCTTGGCCGATGCGATGAAGACCGGACGTAATCAGATTTTTTTATCCGCGTCGAAAGCGCAGGCGCACGTTTTCAAACAATACATTATCCAATTCGCCCAGGAGTCGGCAGGCATCACGTTGACTGGCGATCCGATTGTGTTGCCGAACGGCGCGCACTTGTATTTTCTGGGCACAAATGCGCGCACGGCACAGGGCTATCACGGCAATTTCTATTTTGATGAATTTTTCTGGACGCATAACTTCCAAGAGCTGAATAAAGTTGCCTCTGGCATGGCAATACATAAACAGTGGCGCAAAACTTACTTTTCAACTCCATCGTCTATCACACACCAAGCCTATCCGTTTTGGACCGGTGACGCCTTCAATAAACGTCGTGCAAAAAATGACCGGATCGATATCGATGTCAGTCATCGGCGTTTGTCGTCGGGCTTTGTTGGTGAGGACAAAATTTGGCGGCAGATTGTGACGATTCTGGATGCCGAAGCCGGTGGTTGCGATCTGTTCAATATCGATGAACTGCGCGACTTTGAATACAGCCCGGATCAGTTCGACAACCTGCTGATGTGTAATTTTATCGATGACACGCAGTCGGTCTTTCCACTGACGGCGCTGCAGCGCTGCATGATCGATTCGTGGGTCAGTTGGGATGATTACAAACCGTTTTCACCGCGTCCCTTTGGGCATCGGCCGGTGTGGATTGGGTATGACCCCTCATTGACGGGCGATAGTGCGGGCTGTGTGGTGATGGCTCCGCCGCTAGTCGAGGGTGGCAAGTTTCGGATTCTGGAGCGATTCCAGTGGCGTGGAATTGATTTTGAAGCGCAAGCCAAAGCGATTAAGGAAATGACCGAGCGCTATAACGTGACCTATATCGGCATCGATACCACCGGCATGGGCATCGGGGTATTTCCGCTTGTTAAGCAGTTCTTTCCGCTGGTGACGTCTATTAATTATTCGCCGGAAGTTAAAACGCGCATGGTGCTGAAGGCACAGAACATCATTAGTAAGGCCCGGCTGGAATTTGATGCCGGTTGGACGGACATTGCCCAATCCTTTATGACGATACGCAAAACGCTCACCACCAGCGGACGGCAAGTGACCTACGACGCGGGGCGCACCGATGAAACCGGTCATGCCGATTTAGCCTGGGCATGTATGCATGCACTCGACAACGAGCCGTTTGAAGGAACGAATGGCAACCATCAATCCATTATTGAGATTTATTCATGAGCGAATCTATTCCACCGGATACCGTACCGGCAACGACCAACAATACCCGCATGGAGGCGTTCACGTTTGGTGACCCGACGCCGGTGCTGGAACACAGCGAAATGCTGGACAGTTTTGAATGCTGGCTCAATGGCCGTTGGTATGAACCGCCGATCAGTTTCCCCGGCCTGGCTAAGTCGTTGAATGCCAGCGTGCATCACAGCAGTGCGATTTACTTCAAGACCAATATTCTGACCTCGACTTTCGTGCCGAATAAGTTTCTGACGCGCGATGCGTTTAAACGTTTTGCGCTCGACTTTTTGATCTTTGGTAATGCTTACCTGGAGAAGCGCACCAGCCGCTCTGGTTTACTGCTTAGTCTGGCACCGGCACTGGCCAAGTTTGTGCGACGAGGTAAGGAGTTGAATAGCTATTACTTTGTGACCGGCTGGCAGCAGGAGCATGAATTTGCAGCGGGGAGCATTTTTCATTTGATTGATCCTGACATTAACCAGGAGGTGTACGGCGTGCCGCAATACCTAAGCGCGTTGCAGTCGGCCTGGCTCAATGAAGCGGCCACGTTATTCCGGCGCAAGTATTACAAGAACGGTTCGCACGCTGGTTTTATCTTTTATATGACCGATGCTGCGCAAAATCAAACCGACGTCGATAGCTTGCGCAAGGCGATGCGTGAAAGCAAAGGCCCCGGCAATTTCCGCAACCTATTTATGTATGCGCCGAATGGGAAGAAAGACGGGATTCAGATTTTGCCGGTGTCGGACGTCGCCGCCAAGGATGAGTTCTTCAACATCAAAGGCGTGACCCGCGACGACGTGTTGGCCGCGCATCGGGTACCACCGCAACTGCTTGGCATCATGCCGAACAACACCGGCGGCTTTGGTGCGGTGGAACCGGCCGCTCGCGTGTTTGCCAGAAATGAACTGGTACCACTGCAGGCGCAATTCCGGGCTCTCAATGACTGGCTGGGTCAAGACGTGATCCAGTTCACTGACTACGAATTATCTACAATGCCTACAGGAGTTACATCATGAGCGATATCGCTGACCGTTCTGACAAAATTATTCATGCTGAAATTGCGGCAGGATTGGCGCGGGTGCATGCTGCGCCCGTGCTGGCGTTTACTGGGTGTTGTCGGTATTGTGAGGAAGCAGTTGCAGAACCATCCCGGTTTTGTAATGTGGAGTGCCGGGATGATTTTGAGCGGGAGATGGTGGGGTTGCGGCGGGCGGGGAATTGCCGGTTTTAAAGTCACGGCGTGAAGAAATGTGTGGAAATTGCACGCGCTAGAATTTTCAATTGACTGCTGTAGACAGTTAGCTGCCGGATCGATGGAAGGGCGACCGCTCGCAGTGTGCCCTCTGCTGCCGTTCGAGGTTTCACATTGCAGTCAGTCAAACACAACATTTTTTAATTTAAAGACCATCGTCGCGAGTTGAAAACCAAGTTCGATAATTCAGCCTAGCGTGTCCCACATCGAGGTGCGTTGGATAAAAAAGGTCAGCACCACCGTCATATGGGGCATAGGCCGTTCCAAGTTTGGTGTTTGCAAACATAACTGGGCCAGTCAAATCGTCAGCACTAGCCAGAATCAAATCGTTGAATTTATCTTTGTGCCATATGACGGGTGCTGAAAAAAATTGCAATTCATCATCGTCACACTCATAAGTCATTGCATGTATCGGCAGAATTGCACTCAGCGGAATATTTCGTTCGTCTTGCCAAAGTTTCTCCGGACCGAAACGACCAAGGAACAAAATACAATCACTGCCTTCTCCAAGTAAGTCGCAGGCAACTGTATTGTGGCGTCGAAGAATTTCCAGTCGTTCAGACTCCAATTCAGCATAACGTTTTGATTCCGGGAGACTATGAACACGTAACCAACGATCTGCATAAGCATCTCGACATAAAAATCCCGCCGGTGCTGCATTTGGAAAGCTCTTACTCCATTCGGCGGAGGCCTCTGTGTGTTTCATTCAGTAGTCACTTCCATTTTTGCGGAAATTAATATTTGTCTATGTGGCAAAGACGGGTGAGGCATATGGTGGCAACGTGCCGTGTCCCGTCGCTCATTTTTTCTCGCCGATATTTTTATAATAGTCAGCTTTTGCCTTGTTTATTCTAAGTGACAGATCCGTCGCAATCCCATTTCGAAATTCCAGAGGCGAACCAGAATTTATAGGGACGAAACTGATACTTGAACCAAAAACTCCGTCGACCAATAAATCAAGGGTAATTTTTGGCGGCCGGGAAAAACTTCTATCAAATAAATTCTCAATATCGCTCAATAAAATTTCTTGCTCATCTTTCCGTCTTTTAACGAGCAGCTTGTCCCCATCATCGTAAACCTCATCGGCCAAGCTCCATGTGAACTTCCTAAATGACCAAATAATCAATATTAATATCAACGATAAGGCGAATGGAATAATTGGAGATCCACCGTTTCGAAACACGTCAATCGACGTTGCAACGATTATTAAAACCAGCAAAGCAAGTGGCACGAAAACAAACGCCTTTGTCGTGCCAGTCACATCATCAGAAGATATTTTTACCATTTATCGAATATTTATTAAATAAGCCTAAATTTTGCTTCGGTCTACAATGTCGGCTTGGTGCCGAGACTGTGTAAAAACAAAAAATTTCCAACTTTTTCTGAAAAATCATGGGTAGGGAGATCATTCCCTGCGTCGAAAAAATTGAATAGAGCGTGTTTTAAGAGGCCGATTTTTTCGGGTGTAAATTAATTTTGTGTTTTTACACAGTCTCTGCCGACTGTGATCAGATCCAGACATCCAGTCAACGGCCGCTTTTTTTATAAGCGGACATAAAATTAGATTTTGTTGAGTTTCCCGTTTGCCCAAACATAACTGTCAATCCTCAATTTGTTGTTAGTGTTAATTTCTGTGCTGTGCAATCGAATGGTCACGCGCTCGTTTAAGTTTTCAACACCATCCAGTTCCATGCACTTGCCGAACGATGGAGAGAATATAGATTTACGATCCTGCGATATGGTCACCAACAAGTACTCGTTATGGCAATTTAAACCTGGGAGGACTTTTTCGACGATGATATTTTCCACCTTCTCATTCTTGGATGGCGTGACTCTATAAAGCGATACAGCTAAGGCATCGACTGTAGTAATCGACTTATCGTCTAGGCCAATCGAATACGAGCCCGATTTATTAGGAAGTTCAACTGCAGATATCTTTCCGTACCGCGAAACTATTTCTTCAGCAATCGCAACGTCCGAAAGGACATATGCAATGAACATTGCAGAGACAAAAGTAAGAACGCGCAAATGCATTAAAAGCTCCAAAATTTAACTACTTTGTCAGGGTTACACAAAATTAGATTGTTTGATCAACGACTGCAAAGTGCCGCGAAGGGCCAGTCACCCGAAAACACGAACGACCCCTTACCCCACATTGCTGACAAATTGCTAGATCTCGATACATTCACTAGAGAAGACGCTATGTCTAGTAAATTAGTATTTAGTTGCTAGTGTAGCACTCATATTAATTCATCTGAGAATTATTGATTGAATACAACCGACGTCGATTCAAAGGCGCGGCGCGCAGTCATCCCCCCGCCACGCCTGCGCGCTAAATTGGTCGTTTTCGACTCAAATTTTCAAAACTGACGCACTCTAGCGACTCATGGCGGCATCTAGTGGGAAGCCTGCGCATGCCCATAAAGCACTTAAAAAACGGCTCTATTTCGCTTAAATGCAAAGACGCAAAATGACGCACCTAAACCGGTCAACAGGATTGATCCACGCAATCTCTAATATAGTCAGGTTGCCTACATATTTTCCGCAATTTTCTCTGCAATAAATTTAAGTTGCTAATTGATATGTCGATATATTTGAAAAATATCGACAAATAAAATTATTAGATCAATAATCTGGCTATATATTTTTTGAATGAATTCTTATGGCATACGATAAAGACCAACCGTATAACGATCTCCCGTTAGTACCACCTACTTACGAGCTTGAAACAAAAGCAGTATTAAAAAAAGCAATCTCCGCGACGGCCGCACTGGCAGAGCTGCGTGGTATCGGGAATCAAATTCCGAATCAATCAATGTTAATACGCGCTTTTGTTTTACAAGAGGCACGCTTATCAAGCGAAATTGAAAATGTCGTTACGACTAATGATGAGTTATATAAAGCGTTTGCTGAGGTGGAAGGTAAATTTGACTCCGCTACTAAAGAGGTATTGCGTTACGAGAACGCTCTTTGGCATGGCTATCAAGGAATGAAGGATCGCCCGTTGTTAACTACTAATCTATTTATAGAGTTAGTGGGAATTATTAATCAATTGGACGGCTTAGGTATTCGTACTGGAGGTGGCACAAAACTAGCTAATCCTACGACGCGCGAGACTATTTATACTCCACCGGAAGGGGAGAAGGTAATTCGTGACAAGCTGGCAAATTTAGAGGATTTTATCCACTCGCCAGACGATTTGGATCCATTAGTTCGAATGGCGATTATGCATTATCAATTTGAGGCGATTCATCCATTTTCTGATGGGAATGGTCGAACTGGCCGTATTATTAATATCTTGTATTTGGTAATGAAGGGAATGATTGATATTCCCGTTTTGTATTTATCTCGATACATTATTGAGCATAAAGCTGCTTATTATCAAGGTTTGAGAGATGTTACTGAGAAGGGGGCTTGGGAATCATGGATTTTGTATATGCTCGATGCAGTAGAGCAAACGGCGCGTGCTACAAGTAAGAAAATACTGGATATTCGTGCTTTACTTCAAGAGTATGTTACGGTTGTGCAGGAAAAGTTGCCTAAAATTTATACTAAGGATTTAGTTGAAGTGTTGTTTAGTCAACCTTATTGCCGGATCCGTTTCCTGGAGCAGGCTAATATCGCAAAACGTCAAGCCGCATCAACTTATTTGCAGCAATTAGAAGGTATTGGTTTGTTGCGTTCAGTCAAAGTTGGGCGAGAAGTTTACTATGTAAATGACCGCTTGTATTCAATACTGACACAATGATATGTCGATGAAATTTACATTTTTCGACGTATTCGTTACATATGTCGATGCTGAGGACATATGCCTTTAATGTGTCGTCAAAAATGATTTCTATCGACGTATATAACGAATATGTCACTTTGATCGACATATTCTGGTCACATTATTTAATATACCTAGTTAATCACTAATAGTCAGAAGCATAGTATTGGGATTAGAAAATGAGTGGCGAAGTTTTTTGGATGGGGGTTGATCCACCAGCCGCACATCGATATACGTGTCCATACAAAATAAAGTTCTTTCCTATCGTAAGCCTAATTCCAATTTTTGCGTATTTTTTTGATAGCCCAAAGAAAGGCGCATATCATTGATAAGCAACTAAGAATTCGCAGTATTTCAGGCATCCAAAGTGGAATACCTGTTGTTAGAGGAATTGTTGTTGTGAGAGTTAAATAAATAAAAAATGGAGTTTTCATGATAATAAATATATCACCAATAGATAATATTATTTTGGAACGTAAATTGTAAATAACATTTTTTTCGTAAAAATAACGAGCTATTTTTTTAAACACTAAGTGCCTCGTCAATCGCTGTAAGGCAAGCTTTAAGGTATACGAGTTTCTTGCGTTCTAGTTTGCCCTCATCCTCAGTTATGCCGCTCTTTAGCTTCGATATCTCAGCCATGACAAGGGGGTACGCTGACGATGAAGGTAGATCAAGCAAACAAATGACCATGCTGCGCTCACCGCTAATATGCACGTCATCACGGACGATCTCTTCAACTTGCCGTCTGAGCGCTATTGATGCGTCTTTGCCGCAATAGCGCTCAGTTATCTCCAACACTCGGTAAAGTTTGCGGATTTCGCTAGATTCGTCGGACAGGCGTACACCTTCTTCAGATTCAGTCTCTATGTCGTGTGTTTCGATCTTTTCCATTTTCACTTCCAGGTTGGGCTTCTTTACATTCTAAAGCCTTACATCAAGTTATACAATGAAATTTTCATCCAAAAATAAACATAAGCAATTGATTTTATTGGCTTTTTTAATTAAATTCAATTAATTTTTTGGAGGGGATTCAATTAAATCAAAACGTTACGGCTGTCCATTTAGTTGAATTTTGTATATGGCCTAAATAAGCTATTTTTGTCCAACTAATGCAAAAAGGTAAAAATAGTTCGGTAGTTTCAACCAGATAAAGGGGGGGAGAAAGAACTTTATTAATCAGGAAAGAGCTTTATTCAGTGCTGACAATACGGTAAATTAATTAGCTCAAATATTTGTTCGATATATCAACAGCCCGCAAATTCACATATCGCTTAAGCATTTTCAAATCGCGATGTCCCGATATCAACGACACTTCCATGATCGATAGGCCGCGTTCAAACAACCGGCTGACCCCTTCGTGGCGCAGATCGTGAAACCGTAAATCGTCAATACCTAACGCATTGCAAGCTCTGGGGAACAGGCTTGAAACAGTTCCTTCAGCGATTGGGAAAATTCTCTCTTCCTTGTCCTTTTTAGGCTGCCGCACCAAAATATCGTAAGCAGTTCCCAAGAGTGGCACTTCCTGATGATTACCCTCTTTTTCAGTAGGGTGCTTACGATTACGGATGGTGATGGTTTTGTGATCGTGGTTAATATCCTGCCAGCGTAAATTAACAATTTCACCGGCGCGCATCGCTGTTTCGATGGCAAAGTGAATTAAATCGCCCATCGGTACGCGTTGTCGGGTCTTGATGGCGAAGTGTAAGCAAATATCTTCGATTTCTCCATTGGTAGGCCTTCGGTCACGTTCCCGGCTTTTGGATGTTAGCCCCAGATAACGCAAACTGGCGCGAGCAGTTACGGTCACTGACATATCCACCGGCATGCGCCACAGCTCTTTGGCGGTTTTTAATACGCCGCTCAAATAAGCCAGGTCAACCGCAATCGTGACGCCGGAAACGGTTTTAGCGCGTTGTTGTATGTGCTTGATAAGAAGATCATCTGTCAATTCTGAGACAGTCAGCGCGCCATGCGTTATTTTCCATTTTCGTAACGAATCCGCTTTTGTCCGACCAATTTTTTTAATACTGCCAATTTCCTCGATATACTTGTCAATCAATGCCCTAACGGTAACTAATGCCAAACTACGGACATCTTTATATTGCATTGAATCAATTTGCTGCTCTATCTCACGCGCCCAAGTTTGCGCTAGACTTTTTGTACGGAATGATTTGCTGATAGACTTATGCCCTTTTCGACGAATGTCTACAACCCACGCGCCATTTTTTTGCCGTATTGATGCCAT